TTTAAACCCAGTTGTGGACACGGTTTCCATCCATGCCTCTAGACTGTTGTCTTTGTTGTTTATTCATGCCAAAGGCAAGGTGGTTTGTAGTAGCTTGTGGGTCTTCTATAAAGCCTTCTAGCAGGTCGTTCCACTCTTCACGACGCCTATCTACGATTGCCTGTTGAGCTGAGATAGAAAGGATGTCTGTAAAGTATTTAACGCCTTGTGCTAGGGCGTCTATACGGTCATCGTGGCGTACTGCACCCTTTTCTCGACACATACGGCTCATCTGGTAGAAAAGCATGTATTGTAGGCGTTTTTCAGGGGCTGTATCTGGGTTTGACTTATAATCCCATTCTATAACAGACTTATCAATACATAATTTGTGCTGATTTAACACAGGCTCTAGTGTATCGATGATTCGGTCTTCTTTACGAACGTTAGCGCGGGTTTCTTCAATAGCCACAGCATATTTTGTTTGTGCCATGTGCTTTCTAAACAACTCGGCTACAATACCGTCACCAAAATTACTTTCAATTAACAAAGATGTAGCTTTGTATTTTTTACAACCCTTTAAAATGTCCAGTAACGTGTTGTCGCTGTATCCGTCTCGATAAGCACGCATTTCGTGCAAGTACAGAATACCGTTTCGTTGGCTGAGATAAGCTGCAGTTGTTTCATCCGATCCACGACCCGACGGGTCAACCGAGCAGATTGTTTCGTCGTAAGCACCCCATTCTCCTTGCTGTTGCATTGGACTGTAGAAATAATCTCCAGGTAGTCCGACAGTCGGGAGTTCCTTGATACAGTTTCTGGGGTCTGAGCACCAGACAACGTTTTCTGGGGCGTCAGTAGGGTTAACGCTAGTGACGATAAGATCAGCCATTTTGAGGGGGAACTTTTCAGCGTCACTGAGAGATGTGTCCAGCATGAACTGCAGCATAAAGTTGCTGCGTCCCATTGCTGCTTCACGTTCGATAAGATCGTCATCACTAAATCTGTCTTTGTCAGTTACTGACCACGGTTCCATACCGTCGTCAATATCGGCTTGCAGTTGAGGAGCGATAAGCCCATCATAGTTGGTCATAGACCTGGGTACACGTGCAGGCCAAACAAACGGGCGGTAATTACGTTCTGCAAGCTTTTTGTAGATCGTAAACACTGTTTGTGGTGTACCCAGGTACATAATGCGGGAGTCTTCCTTAGGTGTAAGGATAGACTCAGCTTCCGTACAAAGTTGTAGGAGCTTTTCCCGCATCATTTCTGTCATTGAGTTACCAGGAACTTCAACGTCGTCTAGAATCATTAAATCTGCGCGGCTTCCGGTGAGCTGTCCAGTGATGCCCACGCTTTTTACGCTCGGTGCCTGGCTCGGGGAGCAGTTCACATCGAAGCTTATCCGCGACCACCTTGCATCGTCTGACTTGGGCTGTAAATGAGAAAGCCATGGTGTTTCAATGATTAGTTTTTGTAGGAAGATAGACATGTTATCTGCACGCTCCTTAGAAGCGGAGATAATCATTATTTTCTTTTCAGGGTTATTGAAAAGCGTCCAAAGAACGAATGCTCCAGTGATCCAGGATTTTCCAACACCACGGAAAGCTTGTATCTGAAGACGCTTAGGTCCATGTTGAAGATAGTCTGCGATGGCATATTGTGCTTTTGTTGGGTGTGGAAGGTCAAGTTGTTGCCACAGTGCTTGCAGAAACAACTTAAAATCATCCTGCAGTGCTGCTAAAACATTCATATAAAATGGGTGGTTAATTACTTATAGCAGCTTTTTCAATAGCTGCACGCCGCATACCTTCAAACATATATTTATCAATGTCTAAAAGAATGGCTTCAACTTCTCGCATAAAACGCAATCGTTGTTTGTAAGAAGCTGTGCGAAAATCCATTTTACGTGGATCTAAACCAGCTTCACGTAGTTTCATGTGAATAGCTGAATGGACTTTTGTAGGCAAGTCACCTTTAGGTCCAATTAAATTACCAATTTCGTTACCTGTAACAAGGTTAGGAAACTGTTTTTGAATAGTGTTTAAAAATCTAAATCTGTCGTCAACTGATAAACCTTCAACAACTTTGTCAATAAGGTCTAGCTCTACTCTGTGATGTCCTTTTTTGTAAGCGTCTTCACCAAGAGTTTGCTCAGATTCCATACGTTGACGTCTAGCATCTTGAGCAACTTTTGTACCTTGGGGACGTACTTTTACAGAAAGGTCTCCACTTTTAAGTAACTTACTATTTGATTTTAGATCAAACGTAGTGCCACCAAAATTAACCTGCATTTGGTTATTAAGGCTTCCTGTTTCTCGATAAAGCTGTTGACCGTATTTACGGTATTCAGCCGCCATATCTTTAGGCAACCTGGGTCGGGCTTGTCTAGGAGCACGACGAGTAGGTTGGTTTACGTTGTCTGCAAATTCGCTAGAAATTGCTAGGCGTTGAAACGAAGAAGTAGGTTTATATGCTTTATGTGCTGGTTTAGATACAGCACCAGCCAGTTGTTTGATAATTCGGGCTTTTCCCATTTTAACTAATATGAGAAAGAATCAAACTTTCTCTAAGTAGGTTTTTTCCAAATTGCGTTCTCATCCATGAACGCCAATGGTTGCTTCCTTTGTCCTGATTACAACAGGAACA